TCCCATCCGAGTGATCATGTCGCCGATCATGTGGACCACGCATCCGGCCATGATCGCGACGGGGATCAACTGGAGATTGATCGTCGAGAAGCACACGACGGAGATCACGAACGGGAAGGGTGCAAGATCATCCAACCATGATCGCCGGAACCACGACCCGACCCGTCCGGGTACCGCGCGGAACAACCGGAGGAACGCCGCGAGTACCAAGATCAGTACCGCACAAAGGATCACCCGAGCGAGTACCTGTACCGCAGTCAGCGCCACGCCTTCGAGCGGTACCGGGTAGCCGTCCCGTACCGCGACGGCACCGGCGAGCACGGTACCGAGTGCCAGTACCCCCGGTACCGAGTGCGTGATCTGCCGGTGTCCCACGAGCTTCGAGAACCCTCGCGTCACCGGTCCGTACGTTCGGGACACGGTACTTTTCGCGTGGTCCACGTCCGGTAGCAGGGACGATCCCGGTACCACCATGCCGAGTACCACAAGGGACGCGACGTCGAGGTTCAGGTACGCACCGGCGAGCGTAACGGCGAGTACTCCGCTGATTGCATGTGACCGACCCATCATCGGTACCACCTCCTGAACTGAGCTTGACATAGAGTCACGAGTAACGCACACTCGATCTATGGCAAAGGAAATCGCGCGCAGAAGCCGGGACGTACCGGCCACTCGTACCGGCGACGTTGACCCGGACGGGTACGCCGGTATGCCTATCGTCATCGCTGAAGATCCGGAATGGCTGACGTTCATGGCACCGGAGACCGCACCGTTCGGTACCTGGGTACAGGGCTGGTACCGGTACGCGATCATTCCGGTACGTGGTCTCGGCTACGTCATGCGCCGTACCGGTGACGTGATCTTGCGCGTCACCATGTACTGGTACGCGACTCTCGGGATCATCCTCAGCGTGATCACGCTGATCATCATCTGGGTAACACGCTAAGTCCCTGGAAGGACACGATCATGAAACTGTTCACCCGTACCGCGTCGGTCCCAGAGCCGACCGAGACCGTCAAGCCGAAGACGGCCGCCCAACTGGCGAAGGAAGCCGAGATCGCTCGCGACCAGGCGATCAAGGACGCTCAGGCGAAGGCCGAACTCGACCGGATCAACCGAGCCGCTTCGTTCGAGCGCGAGACCGAAGAGCGTGAGCGTGCCCGCGTCCGGCAGGCTGAAGAGCTGAAGGACAAGGCGACCAAGCGCAAGATCGACACGACCGAGTTCCGCGCGTTCGCGAACAAGGCCGTCCCGTACGCGCCCCTGTTCCTGGTGAACGTCGCCGCGATCACCGGTCAGATTGGTTGGGCTCTCGATCATCTGGAGATCGGCGACGCCGGGACCGTGCTCCGCTGGTTCGCGTCGATCATGTTCGGTGTCACTGCCGAGTCGATCGCCCTGTTCCTTCAGTACTACGCGAACCGGGCTCTGTTGAACCGGGACAGTGCGGCTTCGCTCTACCTCGCGGCCTTCCTGGTCGCCGGGCTGGTCGCGGCCGTCAACTTCTCGCACTGGTCGAACCCGGCTGACGGCGAGTTCTTCGGCAAGGCCAACGCGACGGCCGTGATCTTCGCGCTGTGCTCGTTCGCGTCCCCGTGGCTCTGGAGAATCCACAACCGGGCTGAGTACCGCGAAGCGCTTCGGTCGGCCGGTGAGATCGACTCGCGCGCCGTCAAGCTCAGCGTCAGCCGGAAGATCCTTTACCCGATCCGTTCGTTCCAGGTGATCCGGCTCGCCGCGTGGCAGGGTGAGACGAACCCGACGAAGGCCGTCGAGATGTACGAGACGCGCCGGATCGCGAAGGCCACCGTCAAGGCGAGCGAGAAGGCTCTTCGGGACGCTGAGAAGGCTCAGGGCAAGACCACGAAGGAAGTCGAGGCACCGGCACCGGCCGAGACCCCGAAGCCCGCCACCGTGGCGCACAGCAACGGGAACGGCACGCTCAACGGCCGCCGCGACATGTCGAACCACACGAAGTGGAACGACGGTCTCGCGACCTACGCCGCTTCGGTGGACTCGGGTTCGCCCCTGAACACCCGTGAGCTTGCCGCCGCACTCGGACAGAAGAACAAGGTTCTCGCGTCCGCGATCATCCGTCACTACAAGACCGCTCAGGGGGTCAACGGATCATGACAGCATCGGTCCGGCGGTTGTACCTGAACCCGCCGAAGTACCGATCATCTAAGAAGGGTGCCGGGTCCTCAGACGGGCTCGGCACCTTCCTTAATGATCACAGAGAAGAGATCGCGCCGTACGTGCTCGCCTGGTTCTACTGGCTCGCGACGGCGCTTGTCGGCCGCGACCCCCTTCGGGTCGCCTGGTTCGTCAGCGTGTCGGCGCTGTGCTCGGTAATGATCTACTTCTTCGGCTACAAGTTCCGCGCGCTCCGTCAGTTCACGGCGAAGGGCAAGAACGGCCGGTCGAGGAAGCAGAAGATCAGGCTCGCGTACGTGCTCGCCGCGCCGTTCGTGCTCGCCGCATGGGCGACATGGGCGACATGGCCGAACGCCGCGAGCGACGGTCTTCCGCACCGGCCGACCCTTTGGGATTCGGTCGTGTTGATCCTGGTAACGCTGGTCGCTGCCGGACCATGGCTCTTCGAGCTGAGATCGAAGCGGAAGGTCGTACTCACGCTCGACGGTCTGAGCCGCGAAGAGCACGACACGGCTCGCCGGGACGCACGGACGTTGATCAACGGTTGGGTCGGCTGGACCGGCCGATCCGGCTTGACCGGCGCGCGACTGAAGGGGCTCACCTTCTCGCGCTGGTCACGTTGTATCGAGCTGGAAATGCGACACGGCTCGACGACGCTCAACTTCACCGCGCTTCGGATGAACAAGATCGAGACGGCTTCGCTCTGGACGATCGCCCCCGGCATGGCTCGGGTCGATCGCTCGGAGACCGACGCGCGCCGGTTGACGATCCGGTACATGCTCGCCGATCCGCACGCCGAGACCATGCCCCCGCCGGACTTCGACGAGATGGACGACAAGATGATCTCGCTCGGGGTCTTCGAGAACGCCATGACCGTCTGGTTCGAGTGGGTCAACACGCTGGTTGCCGGACTCACCCGAGCCGGGAAGTCGGCTCTCGTGAACACCTTGATCCGCGCGTTCGCGAAGATCCCTCACGTCGCGATCGTCGGTATCGACCTGAAGCCGGGTGCTCCCGAACTCGGACCGTGGCGCGACGTCTTCGCGGCGCTCGCCGACAGTCCCGAGAAGACTCACGCGCTACTCGATCAGATCTTGATCGGGCTTCAGCGTCGCGGCGATCTCATGCTTCAGCGTGGTTGGCGAAACTGGCGAGTGACGGTCAAGGAACCGTTCCTCGTTCTGATCGTTGACGAGATCCAGCGACTCGACCGGAAGGCTCGGGACAAGGTCGCGGACATCGCGGCGATCATCGGCGCGTACGGCGGGATCGTGGTGATCGCGACTCAGTATCCGGTGAAGGAGAACCTTCCTTCCAAGATCAAGCAAAACCTGAGCCAGCGAATCGGGTTCCGTACGGCGGACGCCGTCGCCGACCGAGTGATCTTCGGGGACTCGGCGACGCGTACCGGCTGGAAGCCTTCGGAGCTTTGCCCTGAAGGTCGTCCCGGTTCGTTCTTGATCAGGAACGGGACGCACGTCCGGCCGGTGCTCGCTCGCGGCTGGTTCAACGACGAAGCCGAAGTGATCAGGGAAGCCGACGTTCTGAGTCGTCACCGGACCGAGATCGACCGCGCCACCTGGAACGGCGATCTTGAGTCGGCGATCATGGATGCCGAGTTGGTCGAGCACGATTCGCGACCAGCGATCGAGTCCGTGAAGACGACTCGTGATCAAGTTCTCGAAGCGATCGAGATCGGGCACGGGACCCCGAAGGCCGTCAGTGCCTATACCGAGATCCCGTACTCGACCGTGAAATTGATCATCAGTCAGCTTGCCGAAGCCGGGCAGATCGAGCATGACGGACCGCGCTCGCCATGGCGGCCGACCGCGTTCGACCCGGACGACGGCGAGCCGGACCCGATAGACTGAGCAGTGATCGGAACCGGACTCGCGGCCGGTATCCAAGATCGGAGAGCCCCCGGACGACCACGGTCGCCGGGGGTTTTTCGTGTCTTCGTGACTCTCCGTCGATATGCCCCTGTACGGCCCTGAGAGCCACGCTGAGCGCCTCGACCCCCTTCCCGGTACTCGCTATCCGGGTACCCCGAGTTCGTCGTTTCCCCTGGTCATCAGGGCTTCGCTTCGGGCCGTCGAGGCTCATTAAACGCCGGGCTGAATACATGCGCCCCTGAGGGTGTCACGCGCCGTATCGCTTGACCGGGTGTCACTCGGATGAGAGAATCAGGTCATGCCCCAAGAACACGGAGGGATACCAGGATCATGAAACAGGCGTACATCGAAAAGCGGTTCAACCGGTCGAGCGTCGAGATCATCGCGATTGCCGAAACGATCTGTCAGGAGTACGCACGTCGGGGACTGAGCCTGACCCTTCGTCAGCTCTACTACCAGTTCGTAGCCCGTGGCTATATCGACAACCGGCAGACCGAGTACAAGCGGATCGGGTCGATCGTCGCTGACGCGCGGCTCGCCGGGTTGATCGACTGGGACCACATCGAAGACCGGACCCGGTTCCTTCGTGGGGTGACCACGTGGACAAGCCCGAACCAGATCTTGCGCGCCGTCGCCGGTCAGTTCCAGACGAACCGTTGGCGGAACCAAGATCAGCATGTCGAAGTGTGGATCGAGAAGGATGCTCTCGTGGGAGTGATCCAAAACCCGTGCTCACGCTGGCACGTCGATTACTTCGCATGCCGGGGGTACGCGAGCGCGAGCGAGGTCCGGTCGGCCGGTGTCCGCTTCGTCCATCACGAGAGCATGGGCCGACACACGACCGTGATCCATCTCGGCGACCACGACCCGTCAGGGCTCGACATGACCCGCGACCTCGAAGACCGGCTTCGGCTCTTCGGCTCGCGTGTGGACGTCCACCGGATCGCGCTCAACATGAACCAGGTCGAGCAGTACACACCCCCGCCGAACCCGGCGAAGATGACCGACTCGCGAGCGAACGATTACGTCGATCTCTACGGCTTCGAGAGCTGGGAACTCGACGCGCTCGACCCCACGGTCATTCAGGATCTTGTCGAGGGGGAGATCTTGGCTCGCCTCGACATGAACGAGTGGAACAGGGTCACGGCCGAAGACCTCGCGGTTCGGGAGACGCTGAAGCGGCTCGCGGACAACTGGGACGACGTCCGGGACCACGTCGAAGAAACCTACGAGTAGGGAGAAAAGATCATGAACCGTAAGATCGCTGTCGCGCTGAGCGCGCTCGCCGTCGCCGTGAGCCTCACCGCGTGCTCGGGATGGAACGACGCGAACGGTCGCGGTGACGCGCCGGTCGGAGAGGTCAACCACGGAACCGCCGAGATCATGAATTACCCGGACACGTACGGCAACGTCGCCCACAAGTGCGACGGCCACGGGCACCGGGTGTTCACCAACACCCACGGCAGCGACGGCGAGACGACGTCGAGCTTCATTGTCGTGATCGACGACCCGACGTGTCCCGGCGGTCCGGCGAAGTGATCCGGATCATCGTCGTGACCATGATCGTGCTCACAGCCCTACTGATCGTTCTCATAGTCGGGCTGTGGGCGACGTTCACCGGCATACCGGCCGGACCGTTCATCGTAGTGATCGCCGTCGCCGGGCTGATCGGGCTCGGCTTCGGCTCGGGAATCCACAGGAGGTAATCAGCCGTGTTCAAAGCACCGAAGGGGTTCACGCCGGTTCAGCGCGTGAGCTGGTACGTCGGACTCGTGATCGCGTTCGTGCTCATGCTGACCGTGCTCGCGCTCGGTTTCCGGGGCATGGTCGCCGTCTGGCAATGGGTCTTGGGGATCTGACATGACGATCTTCTACACGCTCGGGATCGTGCTCGGGACCATGCTCCGATACCTCGACCTCGCGTCCGAATGGTTCATGGACGGTTACAACGCGGCTCGGTACTACTCCGAACCTCGCGAGGTTCCCGAGCGCCGGACGCCGGTAATCGACCTCGCGGAGATGGGCCGTCCCGAGCCTGAGCCGCACGGAGACGACGGCAACGGAGTTCCGGGGGTGCCTGTACCCCATCGGTAGCCGAGACCGTCACAGAGCCCCTGAGCGCTTCGAGCGCCGGGGGCTCTTCCTATTGACCGGCCGTCATGCTCATGAGACGATTTGACGAGTGGTCAAAGACATGGGCGAAGGGAACGATCATGGCGAACGCTAAGCAGCAGAGGGAAGCCAAGGATTCCGAGATCGCGCGCCGGTTCGAGCGTGGCGAGAGGGTCTCGGACATCATGCGCGTGACCGGCACCAACTACACGCGCGTTCACGAGACGCTCGTTACGGCCGGTCTGGTGACCGACCCCGAGTAGTCTCGCCGACCTCGACCTTCTGAAAGGTGGTGATCACGTGAGGAAGATCAAGATCCGGCGAGTGCCGGTCTGTCCCGGTTGCAAGCGGGTTCGCTGCATTTGCAACTAGCTGGACACAAGAGAGCCCCCGCACCGGTCATCCCTGGGAACCGGAACGGGGGCTCTCGCATGTGGCGGGTTGATCTAGGGAGCGCCGCCCCACCATCCGAAAATGATGTGCGGGATGAACCAGACATTGAACGCGATCAGCGCGACGACGAAAACGATCGACGTCCACACGCGCCGGGGTGCTCCCGACTCGATCCCGAGCCATGTCCGGATCTTGTACGTCAGCGTCCATTCCCGATGACCGGTCACGATCGCCGACGTCTCCCACAGACCGAACCCGATCGTGACGGCCGCGAGGTACCACGGCCAGTAGTCGAACGCGCTCACGCCTTCGCGGCCTTCGCCTTCGAGGTCTCGAAGGTCACCTGAAGGTAAGCCACGACCGCAGTCACGACGGCCGCGACGGCACCCTTCGCGATGTCCGCCGGGCTGTAGTTGCCGCCGGTGACGGTCGCATAGATCGAGTCCCATCCGGCCATGAGCCCGACCGCGACGACGGTCTGAACCAGGGTTCGACCGGCTCGAAGCAAGCCTTCCCATGACGGCGAGCCGGACACGCCGACGCGCGGAGCGATCACGTTGTACGCGTACGACACGGCCGCACCCACGGCCGCCGTGATCACGGCCATGACTGCGAACCGGAGATCGAACGATCCCGACGTCAGCGCCGTGTGAATGGCTTCACCACCGGCGACCAGCACGGCCGCCGCGAGTCCCTGAAGGAACGTGCGAAGAGCGCGTACGAGTGCGCTCAGTCCTTCCCCCATGTCCGTATCCTCTCTTCTACTGCCACGCGTCGATCTTGGCGCGTGCGCCTTCGACGGTCACGGCCGATGCCGACGCGTGCCGTACTTCGAGAACCAGCTTGCGGCCTTCGGCGAGCGAGCCGATCTCGGAGAACGCGGCCGTGACGTCGGGACCGAGAACGACGGGCTCTGTCCATCCGATCTCTTCGGCGACGTCGGCCGCCGGGGGTCCCGCCTGGTACCGGTACTCGGACCAACGACCCTCGACCACATCGCCCGCGACCAGCCCGGCGAACTTGACGAACGCCTTCGCGCTGAAGAGCGACGGATCACCCTGAAGCATCGTGTATCCCGAGCCGGAATGCTCGCCGGACGGGTCCGAGTACTCGGTATCCCATGTGATCTTGGTCCACTCGTTCGCCGCGACCGTGATCGGGTTCGCGTTCGACCGGCCGTAGCTGAAGTACTGAGGCACGTCGCCCCCTTCGGGCTCTGGTGACGGTGGCGGATCGACCGGCCCTGAAGGCTTCGGCGCTCCCGCCTGAATCCACGGGTACACGCTCGGTCCCGGACAATCGGTCGCGTAGCCGTCGCGGTGACCCTTGATCTCGGTACCGGCCGACCCGTGAGCCCGAAGCCAGTCGCGCGCTTCGTGGAAGTGGATCTTCATGTTGTCCGTGATCGTCGCCGACCCGGACGTACCGACCAGTACCAGGATTGCGTAATGGCCTGAGTTCAAACCGGCACCGTTCGCCGCCGGTAGGACGTGAGCGCCACGGCCGATCATCACCGCGTGTTCGCATGCGATCATGCTGTACCCGATGTCGTTCCAGCCGTTGCCGTCCATGTGCCCGTTCTGGATTCCCCGGACGGCCGCACGGCACTTCTCGTGATCGGTAAGCGTGCCGACGTTCACCACACCACCGGTGTAATGACCCTTCACGCCCTTCGTGCTCGCGAGGTAGCTGGTACCGCGCGTTGCTCGCGCGCCCCAACTCGCTCGACTCTCGACGGTCATGTATCGGACTCCATTCCTAGCCGGGCTTCGAGATGCCGGACCTTGATCTCTAGGGCGACGCGCTGACGGCGCTCGGTTTCCAGCTCTTGCCGGACGTCCTTCAGTTCGGACCGAAGAAGCGTGTTCATTTCGACAAGGGTCTTGAACGTGTGCGTGTCTTCTTCGATCCTGCCCCGTCGCCGGTCGTTCAGGTAGTCGAAGAACGCCTTGATCGCACCCCCGCCGAGTAGCGCGACCAGGATCGAGCCGATCAAGGTAATCGTCTGCGTGCTCAAAGATCACCTTCTTCGTCTCGGAACCGGCTGACAAGATCGACTCGCCGAAGCCATGTGCCCCCGGCGAAGACCAGCACCGGCCACGCCGGAAGGACGCCCGACCAACCCCCAATCATGATCAAGGCCACACCGTAGACCAGCGCCGCGAGCGAGGACAGGTACAAGCCAAAGATCAAAATTGGCATTCGGGTCACGACCATGTGACCGTTGTTTTCCTTGATCGACGATAGTCCGATCAGCCACAACAGGCACCCGAAGAACAGGCAGATCGACCAGACCAGCCGACCCCAACCGGGAAGGAACTCGGACAAGGCTCGGGACTGGACCACGCCGACGACGGCGAGCGTCGCGCCGGGGATGCCGAGAACACAGAACGTCGCGTCGAGCGGTGCCGTCCGAATCCATATCGGAAGCCGTCTAACGATCCGGTCCTGAACACCCATCAAAGATCCCATTCGTACGTGAGCCGCTTTAGCTGTGCGTACGCTTCAGCGCGTTGATCAGGAGTCATGTTACGAGAGTGTGAGTCCGGATGCGTCCGGTAGCGGAAGCCGGGTCGCCGAGTGCCGACGATCTTCGCCGAGAGATGCGCGAAGCCGACCCAGAACGCCGAGTCGATCCAGTCGTTCGCCTCGATCCACGGACGGCGCTCCCAGAACGACCGGCGGAACGCGGCGCATGAGAAGCACACCGACATGCCCATGAGAGCGCGCTCTGTCGAAGCCCACCGGTGCAAGATCGATTGCCCATCCTTGACCGCGCCGATCGAGACCACGTCGGCGCGGTGTGCTTCGTTGGCCACGTCGGCGAGCGCGTACGGAAACAGCATGTCGTCCGCGTCGAGATGCATGATCCATTCGGTCTCGGTCGCCTCGACGGCAGCGTTGCGAGCCCGACCCATCCCCGCGTACTCGATCTTCTTCCAGCGCCACGGGATCGGGCAGCGCGCGAGCCTGAGCCGTGCGGCCGTCGAGTCGGTTATGCCCGCGTCAATGATCGTGATCTGAGCCGGTCTCAACGTCTGAGTCTCGACGCTCTCGATCCACTCGGGGAGGTATCGGCCGTAGTCGCCCCATGCCGACGTCACGACCCCGATGTTGAAACCGGCCACGTTCACAACCTTCCGAGCGCGTACATCTTCCGGTCGTACCGCTTGTCGTAGCCCGGCGTGAGAGCCACGATGATTCCCCCTAGGGAGTTGACCGCGTCATGCATCGCGAACGTCTCAGCGTGCGCTACAGCGCCGGGAAGACGCTCCCTAGCGTCGGCGAGTTCGACGAACGTCAGCCTCGACGACGTGACGGCCGCCGCGAGCATCTCGCGCCACCACGGAACGTGATGTAGCACGCTGAGTAGAAGCGTGACGTCGTACCCCGAGAGCCGGTCGAGGTCGTCTCGGCTGAAGCGCTGCCGGATGAACTCGACCCTCCCGTTCTCGGTCGTGACCACCTGTTCGGGAAGCCCCCGGTAGTCGTCAACGGCCGTACACACCGCGCCGAACTCTTCGGCGAGCCGGACCGAGAAGTACCCTTCGTACGCGCCGACGTCGAGCACCCGGAATCCGGTCTTCGGGAAGACCTCGCGCCGGATCGCTTCGTACCGTCCGGCACAGTCGCGCTGTCCGGGACGTACCTCGCGGCCGTCCTTCCATTGCGCCTGGTAACCCATGGGCATAACCCCCCACTGATTCATGATCGAGGTTCTGTCGGTCGATCCCCACCACGCCGGGATGTGGCGAGCGTGGATCGTCGGCACCGGCACCCGAGAGACGTCGGGACCCCAGAGATCGTATGAGTACTCGGCTGGTTGCTCGATCGCCGTTTCCCAGTCGATCAAGAGCGGTACGCCGTGCTTGCCCTTGACCACGTTCCGAAGATGGACGTCCCGATGATGGATGCCTTCTGCATGTAGCGCGCTGAGTAGCTCGCGAAGAGCGTCGGCCGGTCTCCAGTGCGGGAAGGCCGTACCGGCGTGCCGAGTCTCGATCGTCAGCTTCAGCCCGTCGAAGTCGAGAAGCCGGGGGGTCGCCCACGGAACCCGCCGGTACCATTCCGCTTCGGCCGCCGCGAGTGACGGGATCTTGTACGTCTTGGTCGTGTGGTCCGGCAACACCGCGACCCGAGCCCGATCGCCCATGTCCGCTAGACGTTCCGTCGAATCCACGTGGCCGCGAGACAGGACATGTCACCACCGTTGGTGATGTTCAGGTTTCCGCCTGAGTCCTGGAACACGAAGCATTCGATGTAGTCGGCCGCCGCCATGTTGAACGTGTCGGAATGTGACACACGGGTTGCCAGACCAGCACCCACAGACGGGACCGTGATCCGGGTTCGCTCGGAACCGTTCTGGTACAGGTGGACCTGACGGTTACCGGTCGCGTTGGCCGCGAACTCGACGGCCGCCGTCACGACGTAGATCCCCCCGATCGGTGCTGTGAGTCGCGTCGGAGATCCACCGGCCCACATCGTTCCGGCGTTGTAATCGGCTGAGCTGAAGCTGACGGCCGTCGCCGAACCGGTCCCGATGCTTTGGGTCGTGGTCCGTTGCGCTCTCGCCGCCGGGGTGTTGCCCGCGATGACTTGCCACGCCGCACCGTCATAGATCCGGACGTAATCCGTGTCGGTCTCGTAGATCGTCATGCCCTCGTTCGGCGACCCTGGTCGAGTGCCAGACGTACAGGCGATCACCGCCTGTTCCATCAGGTAATCGTTCACGTCGGCCGCCGTCAGGACTGAACCGGCCGTGAAGGTCTTGAATCCCATGTGTCCAGCCCCTTAGAAACCGAGCGCGTTCTGATCGAGCTTGCCGAGTAGCGGATCATCCAACGTCAGGAACGCGAACTTCGTCGCGCTCTGGAACGTCCATGTCGTGATCCAATTCGTGATCGAGATCTCATGCTTGATCGCCCGGATGAACACGTCCCGTTGGATCGGGTCGCCCCCGCCGGGAGGTCGCCGGATACAGGTGATCCGGTCGCCGATCTGTCTCCCGAGCACTTGCGGGAACAGGTTATCGGGGTCGGCGAGAGGATAGATGATCATCTCTGTGAACCGGTTCTCAGGGTCCTTCGAGAGATTCAAGATCCACGCGACGTAGTCCGTGACCTGAGTGTCATCCTGAAGAACAAGATCCGTCTTCGACCATGTCTTGATCCGGTTCGAGCCCTGAGACGTCGAGTCATCCGCCTGTACGACCGAGCCCCCGTCACGCTGCCCGATCACCCGGTTGTACATGGTCTCGCGGTCGGTCGAGAACTTCAGGCCGTTGTACGCATAGGCAAGCTCTGTCGGTTCGTCGTCTCCGAAGGTCGCCTGAGACGTGACCGAGCGCGACTCTGTGTAGATCGCCGACCGGTTCCGGAAGACCACGTTCCCGGACCCGTCAACGTAGAGTTCCCCGATCTCCGAGTCTGAGGCTTGCTGAAGCTCTTCGAGCGCCGGACCTTCGAGCGTGGTCCCGAGAAGGGTCGCGTTACCGGTCGCGATGATTCGATCTTCGTCCGGCCACTCGGCAGAGTCCAGAATCCGCGTGATGCGTGCGCCGGTCGTGTCGCCGGTGCCGATGATCGCGACGGCCGCTCGTTCGGTCTGGGACAAGATCGACAGACCGTCCGAGCACGGGACCGAGACTTCAGCCCAGTTGTCCCCGTTCCAATCAAGATCGAAGGACTCGGCGAAGCCGGTGTACAGCCGGTAGTCCGTAGAGTCCCAGTTCGCCGAGATCACCACCGGCCGTGACGCCGTCACCTGAGACACGCCACCGGCGACATACGGGCCGTCGAGGTTCTCGGGATCGTAGTCCCGAGTCGCGTTGTCAAGAACGACTTCGGCCGTGCCGGGCTCGTACCTGATCACGGGAGAGTCAACGCGCTGAGCGCCGCGCGTGATTGTGATCCGGCGAATGTCGTCGGTCACCGTGACGAACGAGTTCGCATTCCCCAGCTTGCCCGTGTCGAGCAAGCCGCGAGCCGGGTCGTTCAGTACGAGAGTGTCGGCCGGAAGCGTCGGGCCAACCTCGAACCCGATCGCGACCGAGACGATCTCAGGGGGTGAGACCAATGTTCTTCGCCCATCCCTTCCCGGCTCGCTTCGTGTAGACCGTCAAGCCTTCCGCGAAGTGCTTGCCCTTCTCGTACATGTTCCGATCGTCGGCGAAGTGGAGATGCATTTCGTTGATCGTTACGCTACCGGCCTTGTCCGGAGACATGAGCGGTTCCATCCGGCCGGTTCCGTTGTTGACCACGTTCATACCGGGACGAAGGTTTGCGACGCCGTTGTCAGCCCGCATGAACGACGCCGGGGGACGTCCCCACACATAGCCGGACGCCGACCCGTTCTCGTTCACGTACGCGCCGGTGTGCGGCGCTTGGATGACCTTCCCCTTGCCTGAGTACATGACCACGTGACCGGGTCCCCGTGATCCAAAGTGCGTGAAGCCGAGATCGCCGGGGATCGCCTTCGACCCGAGTCGGGTTGTCCACGGGTACTGAGTCTCGGACGTTCGCGGCGCGACGTTGCCGGTCGCTTTGTACCAGGCGTATTGCATGAGCGAAGAGCAGTCGAACCCGACCGTGTTCGCACCCTGAGCGAAGCCCCTCGACTTGCCGCCGGGTCCGCCACCACCCCACGAGTACGGCACGCCGATTTGAGATCGGGCAGCTTGAACGGCCTTCATGCCGTTGCCGCCCTCGAAGTCGCTCTTGTGGCTGAGAAGCCAGGTCTTGAAGTCGTTCATGTACGACTTCGGGACCCCGCCGATCATGCCACCGATGCCGGTCGTCCCAAGGGTGTTGTCGATCAAGCCCTTGATCGGGTTGAACACCCCATCGGCAGCGCTCGCGATGCCGTCAATGAACCAGTCCTTCGCCTTCCGCGCGAAGTCCGCGACCCATCCCACGATCCCGCCACCGGCGAAACCGGGCAGCATGCCGCCGGGGTCGCCGTACTTCATGGCGTTCTTGACGTCGGCTCGGTTGGCACCCGAGTTGATCTGTGCCAGCAACCCCGCGTGCTTCCGGGTTGCCTTCGCGTTGACGACGAACTCGCCCTTAGAGAGCCGCGCGAGCACGTCGTCAGCCTTGCCCGTGGTCCCGACGTTGACCTTGCCGCCGGTCGCGAACTTCGGCGCTGCCGGAAGATGATCAGCGTGTACGAAGTCGGCGACCTTGTCCCATACGGCCTTGATCCCCTTCGTGTACACGGTCTCGACAATGAATCGGACTGGTTTCAAGGCAAGCTCTCGGACCTTGTCCCAGACCTTGCCGATAAAGGTCTTCGCCGACTCGAACGCCTTGCCGACCAGCTCGACGCCCTTCTTCATGACCTCGAAGACGGGCTTGACCCCAGAGTTCCAGACCTTCGAGATCACGGCGCTGATCGCGTTCCATGCCGGTGTGATGATGTTCTTCCACACCCACAGGAAGACCGGCGCAAGGATCTTCTCGACGTAGAACTTGATCGCCGCGAAGATGATCTTAATGATCCCCCAAGCGACCTTGATCGCGAACGAGATCGCCGCCCATGCTGGCTTGATGATGTTGTTCCACAGCCACATGATCACGGGACCGAGAACGTTCTGATAGTACGAGACCAGCGCCGCGAGCACGGGCTTAATGATGTTGTTCCATGCGAACTTGACGGCCGCCTGGATACCGGCCCATGCCGCTTGAACGATCTTGCGGAAGGTCTCCGAGTTCTTGTACGCATAGATGATCCCCGCGACCAGAGCGGCAATGACCGTGATCACGATGCCGATCGGGTTCGCTCGCATGGCCGCGTTAACCAGCCACGTTGCCGCCGCCCAAAGCTTGGTTGCCACCGTGGCAAGGGCCGTCTCACCACGGAAGGTCAAGATCGCGAAGTTGGCAATCTTGACGGCCGCCGCGAGCCCGGCGATAGCACCGGCCACGATCACGAAGGCTTCGGGCTTCAGCCCCAGGTTTTGCATGATCGTCTGAAGCTTAGTGATCGCCGGAATCGCGATGTTCCCGATCGCGTTCGTGAACGCCGACAAGATCGATCTCTTGAACGCCTCGATCCGGCTCGACGCACTGTCGCCGATCGTCTTCGAGGCTCGGTCGGTCGCACCCCCGAAGCCCGTCATCTTCTTCGACGCGCCGTCGAGGTCGAGCGCGAACAGAGCCTTACCGAGATCTTCCGCCTGAGTGCCGAAGAGCGCGACGGCCGCCTGAGACTGAAGAACCGGGTCCTTGATCCCGCGAAGCTTGTCGAGCGTGAGCTGAAGGGCAGCGCTCGCCGACTTTCCGCCCTTGCCGATCCGGCTCGCCATGGTGTCAGCGTTGAGCCCGATCATCTCGAAGCCCTGAGCCGTCAGCTTCGAGCCGTCAACCGCGCGGATCGAGAATTCCTTGATCGCGTCGGCGACCTTGTCCGAGTCGCGCGCTCCCGCCTGAAGACCTTGAACGAGTAGGCCGGTCGCCGTCTGAGCGTCGATCCCCATGTTCCGGAACAGGGTCGGGTACTCGGTTAGCGTGTCGAGTAGATCTTGCTGTTTGTTCGCGCCGAGTTGAGCACCGCGAGTGATCACGTCGAAGGCTTGCGTCGAGTCCTTCGCGAGCCCGGTACGCATGAGCGTTCCCACGGCCGCCGTGACCTTCGTGACGTCTTCGCCCATGACCTGAGCTAGCGTCAGCGCTCGCTCGGTCGTCGCCTGAAGGCTCGCGCTCGACGCCTTCCGCATGCCGTCCATGTTCTGAACGACGGACGCGACCGCGCCGTTCACTTCTTCCATGGAATCGCCGAAGGCACCGGCGAAGACCTTCCCAGCAACACCCCCGATTCGCTTCGCTTCCTTGCCGGTCAAACCTAGCTGAGCACTTAGCTTCGCCTGACCGGCGTCAACGTTGATCGCGCCGACAAGACCGGCACCGAACGCGACGCCCGCGCCAATGCCGATCTTGTTCGCCGCATCCTGGAACTTCTCAAGATCCTTCTGAGCGTTGTCCAGCGACCGGCCGACGCGCTTCAGGGTTCCCGTCAGCTTGTCTACGCCCTGGATTACGAAGCTCAGGCCGCGAGCCACCGAGCACCCCCTGAGGTCTCTCGATCGGTACCGGGTCCGGCGACGGACGACGGGAGTTCGCAGAGACGAAGTGATGATCGAGAACGGCGAGCTTGTCGTTCGCCTGAGCGAGCAACTCGACGGTCAGTGACCATGCCGCGACCTCCCTTCCTCCCATGAGCTTCTCATTCGTCGCACTGTCCGGCGGAAGGTTCGAGACCAGCACCCACAACCGGCGTAGGGACATGCGTCCCGCGTACCACTCCGTGAGCTGATCTCTATCGCGAGGGTAGAACCTCGCAAGATCCGCTTCGACGGTCTCGCCGTGCTCGATCAGGAGTCCGGCGAGCGCCGTCAGTTTTTTGCCGACGTGCCCCCGATCGCTTCCCCGAGCCGTTCCATGAACATCTCGAACTCGTCTTCGTCCATCTCAAGATCTTCGAGGTCCGAGACCTTCTCGGCACCGAAGATCAGTTCGAGCGCTCCGAGGATGTCGTTCGCCGCGATCAAGCGCGTGAACTTCAGCCTCTTGAACTTCCGGGGAACGATCAGGTCGAGCTGACGATCTTCGACCTTCTCGCTGCCTTCGTCGTCTTCGACCGTGACCTTGTACTTCCATACGAAGATCCGGTTCTTACCTTTGGCTTCGTCGCTTGCGGCCTTCGCCGCGCGACCCAGGGATTCAGCCAAGATCGTTCCTTCCTATCCTTCGAGTTCCTTCGCGATCTCGTTCAAGACACCGTCCATACCGGCCGCGATACGTGGCCTGTACGGCTCTACAGCCTTCCAGAAGAAAGGCTTCGGGGTCTGCCGGACCCACGGGTCATGTCCGAACGTCGGGTGCCTTAGACGCGCGTTGGTGCCGTCGATATACGGGGGTAGTCCGGCCATGCCCTTAGGCATCTTCTTCCCCGCGATCTTAACCACCATGACCGCGTCCTTCTGAGCCTTGACCTGAAGAACGGCCGCCTTCGACAAAGATCGTCGGAGAGACGGCCGTCCGCGTCGTGCGTTCTGTCCCTTCGAGGGGGTTCCGAGCGCACCCTGTTTCACAGAGTTCAAGATCGGTTTCCCCTGAGCCCGGAACTCCTTCGTCAGCTTGCGCAAGATCAGCTTGCCGTCACCGGAAGATCGAAGCTGACGAACGAGAGCGTAGTACTCGGGAGAACCAACCTTGATCGGCTTCCCCATGTACTCAGCCCCTTAGGTTGTGGTGCGCGACCGACGCGCGAGGTCGCCGACCGTGCCGTCTAGCGGGTTGACCTGGTTGATCAGAACCGGCCCGAAGTACCGGGGGTTCGTCGTGGTGACCGTACCGGCGACCGGCTGAATCTGGACCGTGACCACGGTTCCGAACAACGGCCATAGCGTCGCGTCAACGGCCGACACGGCGAAGTCGTTGATCAGTTCGAGGTCAAGGGTCCCGTCCTTCAGACCGGCGATCCGGGTACGCCACCCACCGGAACCCATGGTCGTGGTCTCCAGCTCTTCAGCCTCGAACGGGAGCGTTACCGTCCGCGTGAAGTCGCTGAAGTCCGTCGCGTTGACGTTCACGTACGCATCGGTCAGTGAGAATGCCGACATGATCCCTTCCTTCCCTAGCCGATGCCCACGGCACAGGCGATCTTGAACGTCCCGGTAATCGCCGTGACGCGAAGCCGGTACCACGTGTCGGTAATGGGACCGGCTACCCGAGTGCCCCACGTTCCGCCGGTCGTGGTGATCGGGCCGAATGTGATCCGAGTCGTCGCGCTCAGGAACGTGTTCGCGTCGTCCGACTCAAGAACGGCCGTGATCGTCGTACCGGCCGTCAGGACATGGAAGGTCGCGTACAGGTATTGACCTGAGCCCACGGCCGCAAGCTGGACACCGGCCGACCCAGCGACGCCGGTCGCCGTCGTGTTCTCGGCAACCCCGGCGTCGGTCGTCGCTCGCTTCAGGAGTGCGCCCCTGACCAGACCCTCACGGTTGGTGTTCATCATGGACAGAGAGAACGGCGCGATCGAGCCGACGTCCCCGAACTGGGAGTACGAGAAGTACCCAGCCCGGAACATGTAAGCCGTTCCGCCTTCGTCGTTCGTCGGCGCGACGGTCACGACTTTCGTCATGGTCCCGAGTTCGAGATCAGCGAAGACGGCAGCATCGGGAGTCGGGTCCCAGAATCCGGAGACGTCGAGGTTCGTCGTCTTCAGGCCACCGACCCGCGCACGCTGCCCACCTGACCGGAACGTCGTCGAGTCGAGCGCTTCGGCTTCCGCCCCGAGCGTGGTCGAGTTCGAGTACCCCGAGAAGTCCTGATCACTTACCAGAACCGTCGCGTCCGTCATGCTGAAGGCCGTCATCTTCGGTCACCCCCTTACTCTTGATCGTCGTCGGCTTCGACCGAGACGTCTTCACGACCGGCTCGACGTGACCGGCCGCGATCAGAGCAGGGATGTTCACCTGATCGGGGTCGAGCGTAGTCGTCCCGCCGGGCTCGACGCCATTGATCGCCCGCGAGCCGACCACCTTGTAAAGATCATCGCTCATGAGTTGCCCCTTGCGTAGAGCTGAAGCGTGAATACCCCGCCGTAGTAGTTCAGGGCTGAGTACTCTTCGAGGTTCAACGGCCGGAACTCCCGAACGATGCAGTCCTGAACCAGACCCCCGAGCGTCTTGTCACCCTCGATCGCTGCCCTGACCGACTTCGAGCCGACCGGGTTCGCGTACTCCGAGAGCATGCGCTGACCTTCGAGATCGATCGCCGATCCGGTGAAGATGTGAATCGTCGGTTCGAGCGACATGGTTCCGCGACCCATGCTCGCGTGATAGTCCGTTACCGGCGGTACGCCGACGATCGCCACCGGCGCGACGATCTGACCGGGGAAGTACTTAGCCACGTTCAGCCCGGCGATCGTCTTCAGCCGGGTTTCGATGCCGCCCGCGATTTGATCAAGAGTGGACATGTGATCAACTCCTGACCTTCACGCGCTGACGCTCGTACGGGTACAGCAGCTTGCCGACCTTCGGGATATCCCGGACCCGGACCGCGCCGAACTCGGACCAACCGGCCACGCCGAAGGGGGCTTCCCGCATCTTGAACGTCTCGGCCGCAAGCATGAGCTGAGCCTGTTTCACGTCCGCCGGGACAGCCGCCCATCCGAAATGCGCCGTGACCCGAAGCGACGCGACGTACCCGAGCACAGGGAACCTGAGCGCGTTGATCGCCCTGATCTTGAAGTACGGCCAACCGGTGTTACCGTCCCGGATGCCGTTCAGGGGTTCGAGCTGGTAGTCACTCGCCGTCCATGCTTCGGTGTACGTGCCGTCGCCGTTCGGGTCGGTGTCGATCTCAAGATCGGTGATCGTGTGGACGTCGTCGATCTCGGCAAGCCACGAGTACCGGCACGCGTACACGCGGGTCTGTGTACCGGTACTCGTGATCACATTGTCGCGGTTGAACTGACGGGAACAGTGGTTGTTGATCTCTCGCGTCGAGCTTTCGAGCACGTCGTCAAGATCAGCGTCGTAGTCCGTGATCGAGCTGTCGATCTTGAGATATGACTTCAGCTCAGCTCTCGTCACGTACGGGTCGAGGAAGGCCACCCGGATCAACCCCTTCCCGCGTGAGCCCGTTCGAGGTCAGGTACAGCTCTTCGTCGAGGTAGACGAGTCCCTTGTGATGGGTCGTGCGAACGGCCGTGTTGACGTGCATCGGTACCCCGAGTTCGGCGAGCCGGATACAGAACGAAAGATCTTCGCTGTAGAAGCCTTCGCCGTCTTCGGTACGAACCCGCGTGAACCAGTCGGTACCGAACTTCTCGCGTACCGCGTCGAGTACCGATCGGTGTACCAGGATCGCGGCCGTACCGGTCGCGTCCACCGGTACCACGGCATCGATCGGGTACCGGGGGTACGGCGTGAAGCCGGTCATCCCGTCCGGGTTCTTCTGGTACATGGTCGGGTGAACGTGGTACGTGTCCGCGTACATCCCGAGTACCGGACCCCGGCGAGCCGCGAAGCACAGAGCGCCGACGACGGGCCGATCTTCCTTGTGAGCCGACGTGACGAGATCATCGACGATCTCGCGCGAGAATCCCATGTCGGTGTCCACAAAGAACAACCACTCGCCGTCAGTGGTGTCTAGAAAGGCCCTGACGACGTCGTTACGGCTGTCTGGGAGGTTCCCTGAGGTACAGAGACTCCGAAGCTCTCTACCGCCGTTACGGACGATCCTACGGCTCTTCATGAGGTCGAAGAGAGTGAGGTCCCGATACGAGAGACCGAAGCACGCGGACCATGATCCGTTATCCAGGTAGCCGACGACCA